GACCCATGTGTTAGGAGTAATCATATACAAGCGCCTTTCGGTGTCCGATTTGAACACGCTTCCTTTGTATTTTTACAAGATATAGATTTTCCCTCTTGCCAAAAACCAACATACGGTGTATTATTGGAAATACAAACACATGTTCGATTTTTTCGGGAGGGCGAGTTATGACAGCGAAAGAACAACAGTTTATCCGTCTTGTGCGTGGGCTGGTAGATCCACAGACCACGCTGGACGAAATAAAGACTATTCTTTGCGCTGGTTTGCCTCCAGCACCCGAAGTGCAGCGTCCTGCAGTGCTTCCGGTGCCGAACGAAAAAGTTTAAGCAGCTCCGCTTCTTCGGCAGAAAGCCCCGCGTCCTCGTAAGAGGGCGCTTTTTTTATGTCTGATTGTCCAAGCAGATAATCGGTGGACACATCAAAAAAAGAGGCGCAGGCAATCAGGATGTCGTTGCTTAAATCGCATTTTTCGGTTTCATACATAGCGATGGCGCTGCGCGATATACCGAGGATTGCCGCTAACTTTTCTTGTGTAATCTTATGTTCTTTGCGCAACTCTTTAATTCTGTTCACTGCCTGTCACTCCTATCTCATTATATTATAAGTCAATATAATTGACAAAACAACAGCAGTAGAAAAATAATTGTTTTTTATATTGACAAAATGCGCGGGAAGCGTTATTATAATGTCAGTGAAACTGACAAGGAGGTGCAAGCATGATTGCTATTAAAAAATTGCGTGAACGCAAAGGTCTGACGCAGATGCAAATGGCTGACGCGCTCGGCGTAGCGCGCGGCAGAATTGCTATGTGGGAAACCGGAAAATCGTTTCCGCGCGCCGAGATGCTACCTGCAATTGCTAAATTGCTCGGCTGCACGCTGGACGATCTTTACAAGAACGAAAAGGAGGTAATCTAAATGGCATCGAACAAGTATATGACGGTTGACCAGCTTGCCGAGCGCTGGATGTGCTCGCCGTCATACGTTCGCACCTTGCTCCGGAGCGGTCAGCTGTCAGCAGTAAAAATTGCAGGCTGGAAGGTCCGCCAGGATGAAGTCCTGCGTTTTGAAAAAGCAAAGGAGCAGGCCGATACAGAAGCGCTGCGGCAACAGCGTATCGGTTACATTCTGTGATAATTTTATCACAAACGGAAAGGCGAGGACAACGATGGAAAGATACCAGAATATCTACCAAAGTGCCCGCGAAGGTGCGGGTTTGACGCAGGAAAAAGCAGCCGAGATGCTTGGCTGGTCGGTGCGGAATCTGCAGGCCATCGAGCAGGAGGACCGGACACCTACGCCGGTGCGCGTGGCTGAGATGGCAGAGGCGTATCGTGCGCCGTGGCTGCGCGGATATTACTGCAACCGGTGTCCGCTGGGTACACTGTGGCGGCGGCCGGAAAGCAATGTGGAGCTGCAGCAGCTGGCCTTGGAGGTCGGCTTGGAGAGCGAGGACTACGAGCAGGAGCGTGCCGACGCGCACGATCTGGCGATGATCGCCCTCGACCGCAAAATCGACGATGATGAATCATCGCGATATAACGCCATTGTGCAGCGTATGCTGCGGCGGGCCTATCTGGCAGAGATGGCCTTGATCAGCGGCGAGACAGCAAAGGAGCGAGAAAATTGAAAAACGGACAAAGAAAAAACGCCCAGACGGCGGCAACCGTACTGAGCGTCAATGCAAAAACATCTTGTATTTATAATTATACCACCACAGCCATCGACCGTCAAGTACCGGATTTTGAGGTGCTCGATGGCGGCTGTCAGGGCGTGCGCCCGCGCATGGTCGGCATCGGCTTTACGCTGCTGCTGCTCACGGCCGGACTGACGGACAACGGCACGCTGCCGCTGTGGGGTACGGTGCTGGTCGGAGTGGTCGGTCTGGCACTGTTGTTGGGAGGTGTGCGCGATGCATGAGGTAAACGTGCGGCTGCCAATCCCTGACGAGCTGTGGACAGAAATCGCGGAGCTGGCAGAGAAGAAGAGCAGCCGACCGGGAGAACTGGCTGAATTTCTGGTGATGGTCGGCTTGTATCATCACCTGCGCCAGAACATCGACATGTACAAGGCAAGCATTATGCTGAGCGAGAGGCGAAAGGAGGGGAAGGTTGACACATGAATTTCCATTTTGACGGTGCTGTGGCTGAAATGTACGGCGTGGATGGTGCGGTTTTTATCTCGCGCCTGCAGTTCTGGATCGAAAAGAACGCCGCCAACGACCGGCACTATCACGAAGGCCGTTACTGGACGTACAACAGTCTGCGTGCCATGGAAAAACTGTTCCCGTTTTGGTCACGGCGGCAGATTGAGCGCATCGTCAAGAACCTCAAGGACAAGGGCGTTCTGCTGACCGCGAACTACGCCAGGGACAGCCATGACCGCACCCTGTTTTACGCCCTCGACGAGAGCAAATTACCCATTTCACCATTTGGTGGTGAGGTGTCACCGTTTGGTGACACCACCCTGTCACGGAACGGTGACAACCTGTCACCAAACGGTGAAATGATTAATGAACAGTTAAAGACACATATAAGAGAAGAGGAAGATAAGGCAAATAAGCCCGAAATAAGCAATAAGCCGCAGCAGCTTGCAGACCGGTACAACGCCATCTGCACAAGCCTGCCGAGAGTCGTCCGGCTGACGGACAAGCGCCGCCGAGCGGTGCGCCTGATCTACGGCAAGGGCTACACACCGGAGCAGCTCGATGAGGCGTTCCGCAGGGCACAGGCGAGCAGCTTTTGCGCCGGCCAGAACGACCGCCACTGGAAAGCCGATTTTGACTGGCTGCTGAACGAGAATAATCTGGTCAAGGTGCTTGAGGGCAAGTACGATAATCCGGCGGCTGCCAAGCCGCCGCGGAAGAAAGCAGAGGAGGTGGAAGAATGGTAGCACCGCTTGATGCAGAATACAGCGTGATTGGCTCACTGCTGCTCGAGCCACAGATTGCTGGTGAGCTGTTCGCAGCAACGAGCGAGCAGGACTTCACTCGCGAGGAACTGCGCAACGTATATCTGGCAGCCCGGCAGATTTTCAACGCGGGCAAGCCGCTTGATGCAGTCACGCTTCGCGCGGCTGTCGGCAAAGAATACGAGCCGCTGTTCTTCGCCTGCATGGAAGTCACCCTGACCGGCCGACGTTGGAAATCCTATGTTGCTGCGATGCAGGAGCAGACCCGAGTGACCCGCCTGCACGATCTGGCGGACCGGCTGGCTCAGATTCAGACCAGCGATGAGGGCCGCGAGCTGATCGCACAGGCCAGCGCCGCAGCAGGGGAGCGGTCGGGCGTTCAGATCGTAACGATGCAGGACGCGATAGTCAACTTCGTCGAGGAGCAATCCACCAAGCGCAAGTTTATCAGCTACGGATTCAGCCGCCTTGACGGCCGCCTGTACAGCGATTACGGCGATTTCGTCGTGCTGGCCGGCAGACCGTCGGCAGGCAAGACAGCAATGGCTCTGCAGATGGCGGTACACATGGGACGGCACGACAAGGTTGGCTTTTACAGCCTGGAAACATCGCCGGCCAAGCTGACCAACCGCATCATTGCCAATCGTGCAATCGTGGACTTCGGCCGTATCAACCGCCGAGAGATGACGCAGGAAGAATGGGAGCGCGTGGTGCGACTGAAAGGCGAGATTATGGAGAGCGACGTTGAACTCATTCCGGCCAGCGGCTGGAGTGTGCAGGATATTCTCTCGACCGCCTTACAGCGCAGGCACAAGATCGTCTTTATCGACTATCTCCAGCAGCTGACCGGCCGTGGCAAGGATCGCTTTGAGCAGGTAACGCGCATTTCTCTGGATTTGCACGCAATGGCACAGACACACGGTATTCTGGTTGTGGCGCTCAGTCAGCTCAACCGTGCTTCAACCGCAAGACCTGACGCAGCACCGACGCTCACCGATCTGCGTGAGTCCGGTCAGATTGAGCAGGACGCCGATGCCGTGCTGGCGCTGTACATCAACGAGGAAGAAAACGCACCACCGAATGAGCGCTGCCTGCAGGTGCTGAAAAACAAAGAAGGTCGGCTCGGCAAGGTTCGGCTCGACTTTGACGGCAGCCTGCAGCAGTTTGCCGAGTACATGGACGGCCAGCGGGAAGTGATCCTGCAGACCGCCAGAATGGAGAAAAAGCATGAAGCTAAGCAAAGCAATCCCAAGGCTGCGGTTTGAGCGCCGCCGGTTGTACGCGCAGAGTAAGGTCTGTCCGCCGGAAATGCGGCGGGAATACCGAGAGAGAGCCGAGGCAATCGGCGCGGTGCTTGGATATATCAAACGGAACCGGAAGGAGAAACAGCATGATTGAGATTAAAATTAACGGCGAGACTGTGACCTCTAAGGTGATTCCGCGGAATCCCGAAGAGCTGCAGGATGATTTCTTGCGCGTCCTGCTTGTGCTGCGTCATGTCATCGAAAAGCACACTGGTCGCAGCCTTGCGAATGTGATGATGGAACAGTTATGCGATGCAGCATTTAGCGAAGATCTCGACGTGACTATTGACGAATACGGTGAGGTGCAGCATGGCATCTGAGACACGCCGCATCATCTGGCGGCACCCGAAGGGCATCTACGCAACGGTCGAGGTGTCCGGCACCGGCGTATTCGGCGTGCCGTACTGTTACCGCGAAACCGTATACACCCAAGACCGCGACGCACGCGGCGTGGCCCGCAAGGAAGTCCAGCCTGCGCCGCCGAACGGCGGCAGACCGGCAGGAGGCCCGCGGATAGCGCTGACTGACAAAGAGGAGCGCGAAATCTGCGAAATGTACGAGACAATGCCTCTCGCAATCGTGGCGGCAAGCATGCACCGCTCAAGCAAAACGGTGCGAGCGGTACTCGAAAAGCATGGTATTCAGAGGCGGAAATACGGTCCGCGAACGAAGTAAACCACTGAAACAAGAAAAAGGAGCGAAAACATCTTGAAAACAATCTCTGTTGTAAACTTAAAGGGTGGCGTCGGCAAGACGGTTACCGCCGTAAACCTTGCAGGCATTTTGGCTGCCGACTATGGCAAGCGCGTCCTGTTGGTAGACAGCGACCCGCAGGGTGACGCCAGCCAGTACATCGGCGTAGTACCTGACGCCTGCAGCACGGCCGACCTGTTCGACGGCGGCACGGCCTACTACGAGGACGTCATCCAGCACACCATTTACCGTGATCTTGACATCGTCCCGTCCGACATGCAGCTCGCCTCGGTTGATCTGGACGCCGACATTGACCGCAAGCAGGCGGTTCGCGTGTACGCCGATCTGCGTGACGCACTGGTCGAGGATGATGCGTACGACGTGATGATCTTCGATTGTCCGCCGTCATTCAGCTTGCCGTGCATCTCGGCGATTGCTGCCAGTGATATGGTCTTCGTGCCGATCAAGCCGGGCGCGTTTGAGATGTCCGGTATGCGGCTGCTTGCCGATCAGATTGCCAGTGTGCAGAGCACCGGCCTTGCCAAGCGCAGTGTTCGCGGTCTGCTGACCATCTGGCACAACGCTGACGCAACGCGCCAGAGCGAGGACTGGCTGCGAGAGCACAGCCCGATTCAGCTGTTTACGCAAAAGATCAGACGCACCGACAAGGTGACCGAGAGCACCTACGCCGCACAGCCGGTCACGCGCTGGTCTCCGACCTCGGCGGTCGCCCGCGACTACCGAGCATGGGTGGAAGAACTCATGGAGGTGCTTTGAGATGGCAAAGAAATTTAATCTTGCGGAGCTGATGGGCGAGGCGGTGTCCAAATCGGACACCGGAGAAATGCGGGTGGAGCAGCTTCCACTCGTTGAAATCGAGGAAAACGAGAACAACAGCTACGCGCAGAACGACATTGACGAGTTGGCGGAGTCCATCAAGGTGATTGGATTGCAGCAGCCGCTTGTGGTACGCCGCAAGGCCGAGGGAGGGTACTTACTCCTTGCAGGACACCGCCGCCGGAACGCGCTGGCGCTGCTCGACCGCAAGACCGCGCCCTGTATTGTGCTCGATGCCGACCTTGACCCGTCCATCCAGACGCTGATTCTGCACTGGACCAACACGATGGCACGCGGTGGCGGCGGCCTGACCGCTGAGTACACCGGTCAGGCGGCAAAGGAGATTGAGGCCGCGCTCAAGGATTTGCAGGCACGCGGCGTGGTCGAGCTGCCGGGCAAGCTGCGCAGCTATGTTGCCGAGGTGCTCAAAACGTCCGAGAGCCAGATCGCCAGGGCAAAGGCTATCAACAACGGGCTGACCAAGGCTTGGCAAGGCGATTTTAAGTGCCACCGCATCAACGACAGCGCCGCCTATGAGCTGAGCCAGTGTGATGCAGACCTGCAAAGGGAACTGCATGGCGCGTACAAGGACCGCTATTGGAGTCTGGACAGCAAAAAGATTAAAGCGCACCGCAAGGCGGCGGAATTTGATTTTACACCGCTGACCTGCCCGGAGGCATCGCCCGGCATAGAGCCTTGCACCGGAGCGGACAAGCGTGCCGCATGGGTCAAAGACGGGCACTGCGAGGGCTGCTGCCATGAGTGCTCGCTTGCCGCCAACTGTGACCGCGTGTGCGGCAAGGTCAAGCAGCGCATTGAGCGGGAGAAAAACAAGGTCAAGGACAACGAGGAACGGGAACGCAGACTGGCAGAGTTCAACGCTTCGCCGCTGGCAGAAGCTCGGCGCAATATCCGCTTTGCGCTGGCCTGCAAGGATATTCGGTGCGCTGATGATTTTGAGGATAAGCGTTTCCGGTGGAATATGAGTTGGCTGTGGGCTTCGCAGCCGTTCGGCTGTGTGCCTGACCTTGCGGAGCTGTTTGAGATGGCAGCATCGGTCGGTATTGACCCATTTGAGATGATTGCCGACCATCCGGCGTGCAGCATCTGGCACAAGTACACCGAAGAGCGACCGCCGGAGGGCGCTCGGGTGCTGTGCAGTCTGTGCGGCTGTGCCGGACGATATGGCGAGTATATCTACAAGGGTGGCAAGTGGTATTTCCCGGACTTGGCCGATGAGGAGTGCGAAGCAAATATCCTCGTCAGCTCGTGGACGGAGGTGTTCCCGGAATGATTGGAGAACGCTACATTGCCGTAAGCGATTTGAGAAAGCACTTGGAATTTCTGAAAAAGGAAACCAGTTGGAACACAGACGTTTGCGATCCGGAAACTATCGAGCGTGTGCTGATGGTAGTCGAAAATGAAGTGGACAATATAGATACGATTGGTCCGCGTCAGATGAGCAGTAAATTGTTGAAAGCCATCACTATGGCGATCAAGATACAGTGCGATATGGCAAAAGACCATCGTAAGCTGTGCCGTGAGCAGGAAAAGATTGCTGAGAGCAAAAATAATTTGCTGCTGATGGGATTTTATCGCGGCATTGCGGAAATAGAGCGCCAGTATATCGAGACATTTAATCGTTGGTTAAAAAATATTTGACAAACCGAAATTTTGCGGATATTCTATAAAACTACGCGGACGGGGACAGCCTCGTCCGCTGTGGTGTTCAATTTGGACACCGGGAGGACTTGAATGAAGAGGAGAAAGACAATCCGAGCCGGACGGCTTGTGTGGGACATTACCTACACGGTGCCGCGGCCGAACGCCAGCAAGCAGGAGCGCAAGCGGATCCGCGAGGTGACAGAGGAACAGATCCAACGCACCAACGCCAACACGGCGCAGCGCAAACTGGAAATGCTGATGGCAACCAACTTTGATGATACCGATCTGGTGCTGACCGTCACCTATCGAGATGCAGATCTGCCGGAAAGCGCCGACGTGACACGCAAGCATCTCGGCAAGGTGTTTGCACAGATGCGGGCCTACCGCAAGGCGCGAGGTCTGCCGGATCTGAAATACATTTATGTGCTCGAGGGCAGGCACGGAGACCACCGGCCTCACGCGCACATTATCATCAACGCCGCAGGCGGTGACTTGGAGCTGATGCGGTCACTCTGGATCTGGGGCGATGACATACAGCTTAATTATATTAGAGAGCGTGGGTATGACGGCTGGGCCGGTTACTTAACCAAGGAGCGACGCGAGGCGTCACTCAACGGCAAAAAGCAGTTTGTTGGCAGCCGGAATCTTGCCCGCCCGGTCACGACTTACGAGTGGGTGGACGACGGGACGACCGTTGATGCACCGCCCGGAGCACAGGTGCTCGATGAGGGCGGCGGCCGGAACGAGATAGCGTCCTGCCGGTTTGTGAAATATTTAATGCCGAAAAATACCTATTATAATACACATGCAACGCGCACACGCACGCGCGTTGTTGCTGGCTTGAAATGCTCTATAACATATGCCACGGTTGTGGAGAAACGAAAGCGAACGGGTAGACATAGGAGGACGAAAGGTGTATAATCAAGACAAAAGAATAAAACTTGTGTGCCCGCGATGCAAGCGGCCGACCAACGTGGTCGCAATCAAGGGACGCACAGTGTTGCGGGATTTCCCGTTGTTTTGTAAATTTTGCAAATGTGAGACCGTCATTGAGTTTGACGGGGAGCGCCAGCGCCTGAGAGCCAGAGCCGAATAACTGCACCGAATGGTGTGGCTATTTGGCTCTTATTTTTTGCCAGGAAGGACGGTGAGTGTCGTGCAAACGGTGCGCGAGATGATACCTGAGTACAAGCGCAACCTCGACCGGCTGCGTCAGCGGCGGCTTGATCTGCTGCGGGAACGTGAGCTTGAACCGAGCTTTGAGAAGCGCTACAAGCTGACGGTGCGCATCTGTCGGCTCAAGAGCATCATCACGTCTACCGAGTCCGCCCTGCACGACATGCTCGAGTATGACAAGTAAGCCGCTGAGGCCGTGCCTGCATCCCGGCTGCCGGGAGCTGGTGCGGTGCGGGTACTGTGACAAGCACAGACCCAAGGACAGCGCACGGCGCAGCACAGAGAGCCGCCGGTGGCGTGGCTGGTACAGCCTGCCGATCTGGACGGACAACCTGCGGCCGGCACAGCTGCTGCGTGAGCCGTGGTGCCGCGAGTGCGCACGGCAAGGCCGCCGAGTCCGAGCGACAGACGTTGACCACATCGAGTCGCACAACGGAGACTGGCAGCGCTTTACCGACCCAAGCAACCTGCAAAGCCTGTGCCACGGTTGCCACAGCGCAAAGACCATGGCCGAAAGCAGGGCTAAAGGCAAGACGAAACGGCGCTGACCGGCGGAACGCTTGGACGGGCGCAGGCAGGTGGGTGTGCGCGAACTTGGCGAGAAATCTCAAGATTTCTCGGGGTCCCCCCGCCCTCGGAAAGTTTTGCGGCGGGGCGCTCTAGACCGCAGCCCCCCATTCGTGCGAGATTTTTTCCCAATGGAGCGGGAATTTTGGAGGTTTTGAAAATGGCAAACAAGAAAAGCGTCGGTCCGGCAGGGCCGGGCGAGGTAAAAGCGGCGTGGTTTATGCCGGAGCAGCTGGCGCGGGTGCCGATCGGCGAGCTGGTGCCCTATGCCCGCAATGCGCGGACGCACAGCGAGAGCCAGATCGCCCAAATCAGAGCGAGCCTGCGGGAGTTTGGTTTTGTCAATCCGGTGCTGATTGACAGCGACCGGAATATCATCGCCGGACACGGGCGCGTACTGGCGGCGCAGGCCGAGGGCATGACCGAGGTGCCGTGCGTACTCGTTGAGCACCTGACGGACGCACAGCGGCGTGCATACATCCTGGCAGACAACCGCCTTGCGGAGCAGTCCGGCTGGGACACCGAGATGCTGGCGCTTGAGCTGGGCGAGATGCAGTCCGCGGGCATGGATCTGACAATCACCGGATTCACGGCAGCGGACATGGAAATAGAGGACCCGAACGAAGAACCGCCTGCCGCCGAAGATGACGGCGATAGCGGCGAACCGGATTCCGACACGCCCAGTCGCGCCCAGGACGGCGATGTGTGGAAACTCGGTGACCACGTTCTTTTGTGCGGAAATTGTACCGAAAAAGCGTATTTAGACAAAATTTTCGGGGGGGGGTAACACAAAAAGTTGATTTACTACTTACTGACCCGCCGTATGGCGTTGATTACGTCGGCAAGACCGGCGACGCAATGACCATCGAGAATGATGGCGCTGACCGTGACGCGCTGATGGAACTGCTGACCGGCTCGTTTGCTGCTGTCAGCGAGTGGCTGCGAGAGGGCGCAGCGTATTACATCTGGTGTGCGAGCAAAACGTGGGATGTGTTCGCTCGGGCGGTGGAACAGCTTGGATGGCCAGTGCGCGAGCAGCTGATCTGGAACAAGGATTGCTTTGTGATGGGCCGACAGGATTACCAGTGGAAGCACGAACCGTGTCTGTACGGCTGGAAGCCGGGAGCCGCGCACAAGTGGTGCAGCGACCGCAGCCAAACGACCGTGATCGACTGTCCGCGCCCGAAGGCGAACCGCGACCACCCGACCATGAAGCCGATTCCGCTGTTTGACTACCTGATTCGCAACAGTACGGACGTTGGTGACACGGTGTATGACCCGTTCTGCGGCAGTGGCACGACGCTGCTGGCTTGCGAACAGGCAAACCGTAAATGCGTGGCGGTGGAGTTGTCACCGCGGTATTGCGATGTAATTTTACGCCGATGGGAGGCGCTGACCGGCCGGAAGGCCGAGCGGCTTCGGAATTTGAGAGAGTGAGGTGAGAGATATGCCAGCCAGCAAGCCAATTCCGCGGGAGGCGGACGGCACGGTGGACATCAAGCAGGCGCGAAAGCGCATGGCAGGACACCGTACAAACGCCGAGATCGAGGCAAAAGCCAAAAGCGAGGTGCGGGCGAAGGAGCCGAAACGCATCACGGTGCCCAAGTATCTGCCGCAGGTGATGGAGGCAGAATACCGGCTGACTGCGAAAAAGCTGGTTGCCCTGCATATCTTTTCCGACCTTGACTATGACATGCTTGCGCGGTATTTTATCGCTCGCGCCGCATGGCAGAACGCCCAGAACTGGGCGAACCGTGCGATCATGCAGGGCGACGCCAAGGAGGCGGGCAGCTGGACCAAGACGGCGAACGTTTACTTTGGTCAGTGCCAGAGCTGTGCGTCGGCGCTCGGTCTGAGCGTGTCGGCGCGGTGCCGCCTCGTGATGCCGGAGCCGCCCAAGGATGAGGCCGACGAGGACCCGCTCAGCAAAATGCTGCGCGAGCGGGCAGAGCGCCGGAAGGCGTGAGACATACGTCCGAGGTTGTGACGGGCAGTGTAATGCCTGCTCGAGCTTCGACCTTTGGCGGTAGGTGAGTTTTGTGATATTTCCTCGCCTGTCCGTCAGAGCCTCGGACAGCTTCCTGCGCTGCGGCGGACGGTGGTCAGCCATTACGCCGTCCCCCACGTCAGAGTGGCAAGGATACAAGCGGGTGCACCCGGAATGCAGACGAGTGGGTGCGTCCGTCGGAGCGCAGGAGGAGCAAACAATGCAAGATCGAACAATCTGTCCGGCTATGTGCCCGATGCTCAACGTCCAGGGCTTTTGCGAGAGCGCATGGAGACGGGCAGGCCAGGTGCGGGAGTGCCCGCATAAGAAAATGCGCAAGGCGGTGTCCAGTTTGAACACCGAAAATAGGAGGAAAACAAAATGAAGAAAACCACTTTAATCGTGCTGGCTATCGTGGCCGCGCTGGTACTTATGATCGCCGCTGCGTTCGTGTCGGTCAATAACCGCGCGGTATCGGCGGAGGAACAGGTCAGCTCGTCAGCAGCTGACGTGCAGGTAGCAGAGAAACGCCGTGTTGATCTCGTTTACAATCTGGTGGACGCAGTAAAGTCCTATCAGACCTATGAGAGCGACACGCTGACGAAGATTACGCAGGCTCGCACTGCTGCTGCATCGGGCAAGGTAGAAGAAGCACAGGTTACGTTAAATGCTGTTGCGGAGCAGTACCCGGAACTCAAGGCAAACGAAAATTACAAGCAACTCATGACCGAACTTGCGCTGACCGAGAACCAGATCGCGCAGTACCGCAACAACTACAATCAGCAGGTACGGGCATACAACAAGCTGGTACGGTCTTTCCCGACCGGTTTTCTGCTGTGGGTAATGAACTATCAGACAATCGACACGACCTACACGGACTACGATGCACCGGAAGATGCTCCGCAGAACCTGTTCGGTGGCGGCGATGGAGATTAAGCCTCGTGAGATTGCGTTCAGCGTTGCAATCGTGTTCGTTATGGTGGCACTGGGATTTCTGCTCGGTAGCAAAATCAGTGACCATATCGCTGAGACAAACGAGGAATTTACCACGGCAACGCAGATTACAGACGATCAGCAGTTTCAATATGCGCTGGATACCGACTTCGGGAATGTCATCGCTTACGGCAATCTGGTTGCCGAACAACCCGTTTCGGCTGATGATTTAGATGGCGAATATGCGCAGCTGACCAAAATCACGGAGCAATATACCATGCACACGCGCGTTGTAACCTCTACGGACGGAAAGGGGCACACATACACTCGCACCGAGGTGTATTGGACGTGGGACGAGATTGACCGGGAGAAAGACAGCACAGAAACATACATGTTCATGGGTGCATCATTCCCGGCGGATAAGTTTTCCGTTACAGCGCACCAACAGGGCGATACAATCTATGACAGCAGACTTGTGCGGCATTATTACGAAGCTGTGGACGCAAATATGGTTGGCAGTATACATACGCAAATCAAAGATCATATGATTGCAGACAGCAACCGGTTTTATGTCGATGCGGAACCTCAGGCAGTTAGAGACCTTGCTGTAAGACAAGGTAATATTGCCATCTTTTTGTTCTGGGTATTATGGATTGTGCTGACCGGTGGTGCAGTATATGGTTTCTGTGCGTTGGAAAACCGATGGCTGGATTGAAAATGTGGTGTCCAAACTGAACACCGCACACAAAAAGTAAAATCCGGTGCTGTGACGGGCGACCCACCCGAAACACCTTACCTATTTCTTTTGGCGGCGGCGAGGGTTTGTCCTCTTGTACCTCGCCCGTCCGTCAGAGCACCGGATGGTGCAAATTATGGAGGTTTTGACGATGTATGACCGCGAGGAGTATGAGTGGTATAAGACGCACGGCATCTGCGTGCGCTGCCGCAAGGCTAAGGCACGCAGCGGCCGCACGACCTGCGCCGCGTGTGCGGCTCAAAACACGGAGCGCACCATGCGGTATTTTAACGAGCTGACCGCCGAGAAGCGCAAGGAATACTCTCAGCGAGCCACCGAGAAACAGCGTGAGCGGCGTGACGCTCGCTACGCTGCCGGTCTGTGCGTTATCTGCGGCAAGCGGCCGCCGAGAGACAACCGCCGGACCTGTGCGCTGTGCAGCAGCAAGCGAACAGGCGCACAGCAGAAACAGGCGGAAAAGTGACAACAGCATTCCGGTGCTGTGACGGGCGGCAGCAGCTGCCCGAGAAACAACCTCCAAAATAATTTTGCGCAGGGCACGGCGGTAACGGAACGCCGCCGCGTCCGTCAGAGCACCGGAAATCAATTTAACAGAGCCGACGCGGGAAAGCGGTAGAGAGCCAGAGCCTGAGAGCCAGAGCCAACGAGCAATTTGTCTCGTCGGCTCTTATTTTTTGCTCGGAAAGGGGTGAGAGAGATGGCAAAGAAAGAAAAACGCATCGACTACATCAGCAAAGCGGAGGATATCCGCCTGATTGCGAGCGGTGTGAACGCTGAGCACCGCACTATGACCTGGCGCGAGGCGACCGAATATTGGGAGCGCGACAACGGCACCGACGATTACGGCCGTGCGGCGTTGATGGCGTACCTCGGCATTGCGACGGCAGGCGAGTGTGCACTGCTGGATAATCTGGTTGACGCGCCGGAGGATGACGCACCGACAGAGGAGGAAAGTGAATGATGAAGAAAATCGTAGTCGCGCTGCTGTCTGACGCTCTGCTGTTGGGCGGCGTGGTTGTTATTATGGTTGGACTCTACACGATTTGGCCGCCGCTGGCCGCAATCGCGGGCGGTGTGCTCGCTATCTTGCTGTCGATTTTGATGGTCGTGTAAGGCGGTGCAGCAATGATCGCAGATAAGATTTTACACCGCATCCGTGGTCAGACCACGCTGACGCTGGACGACCCGACCGGATGGAGCACGGGCGGCAGCACCCTGTTCGGCGGCAAGGAAATGCAGGCTATGAAGCTGCCTGCCGTCAATGCCTGCATCGAGATCATCTCGGACAGCGTGGCTAAAATGCCGATCTACCTGATGGACGGCGAGACCCGCGAGCGGGTACCCGACCACCCGGCGGTGCGGCTGCTGACCGGCAGGCCGACCGAGGCCCTGACCGCCTTTGACTATCACAAGCTGATGGAGAGCCGCCGTATTGCGTACGGCAACGCTTACGCGCTCATCCTGCGCGACAAGTGGGGACAGCCGGTGGAGCTGCTGCCGATCGCGCCGGGCTACATGCTGCCGATCCTCGACACCAACGCCAAGCTGTGGTATGTCGGCATCAATCCCAAGACGCACGAGTACCGCAAGTTCTGGCCGACCGATGTGCTGCATTACAAGGCATTCAGCACAGACGGCCTTGAGGGCATCAGCTATCTGCGCCGCGGTGCCGAGACCATTGAGGCAGCCCTGCAGGCACAGCGATACGAGAGCAACTACTACCGCAACGGCGGTCAGGTAAGCGGCATTCTGACCACCGACACCGACCTCTCGCCAAGGTCGACCACCATCGGCGGTGAGAAAGTGGACATCAAGAGCAAAATCCGTGCCGAGTGGGAAAGCATCCACTCCGGAGCGGACAACGCTTACCGCATTGCGGTGCTGGATAACGGCCTCAAGTACACGCCGCTGACCGCAACAAACCGTGACGCGCAGTTTATCGAGAGCAAGGCTGCCAGCGTCGAGGACATTGCCCGGCTGTTTAACATCCCGTTTTACAAGCTCGGCGCGGGCAAGGAGAGCTATGCCGCCAACACGCAGGCGGCCATTGAGTATATCCAGCGCACACTGTCGCCGATCGTCAGCGAGCACGAGCAGGAGGATACGCACAAGCTGCTGCTTGAGAGCGAGTGCAGCCGCGGCCTGCAGCTGCGCCGCAACATGATGGGCGAGCTGCGCGGAGACTGGACGGCTCGGGCTGCATGGTACAAGTCCATGCGCGAGATCGGCGCGTACAGCGTGGACGATATCCGCGCACTCGAGGACCTGCCGGACGTGCCCGGCGGCGATGACCGTCTGGCAAGCCTTAACTACGTCCCGCTGGAGGACTGGCGGGACCTGAGCCGCCGCCGCAACGGAGCGGACGGCGAGGAACAGAAAGGAGTGACCCCATAATGGCAATCACAATGCCTAAAATCGACATTACGTTTGAGCAGCGTGCTGTGAGCCTGATCGGCCGCAGCGAGCGCGGTGTCGCAATCCTGATCGTGAGAGACGACACCGACAAGACATTTACGCACAAGCAGTACAGCGACCTGTCTGCCGCGCAGGCGGACGAGAGCCTGTACACCGCAGACAATTACGCTGCTATCTGCGACCTGCTCGGCTTTGCGCCGTATCAGGCGCATGTATTCCGCTGTGATGCGGACGGCGCTCTGGCAGATACGCTCGCCGAGATCGGCAAGCGCGTCAAGACCGGCTGGCTGACTATTGCCGGTCAGAGTGCAGATGATGGTCTGGCGCTGTCTGCGTGGGTCAAGACGCAGGATAACACCAAGCACAAGACCTATAAGGCGGTCTGCCATAACCTGACCACCGCGCCGGACGATATGCACGTTGTCAATTTTGTCAACGAGTCGGTTACCTACACGGATGACCGCGGCAAGAAAGACGGCGTGACCTATCTGCCGAGCCTGCTCGGTATCTTCGCGGTGTGCAACGTCACCCGCGGCAGTACCAACTACCTGTGCAGCAACCTCAGCGAGGTGCAGGAAGTTGCGGACAACGACGCGGCGCTCGGCAGCGGCAAGTTTATCCTTGTCAACGACGAGGACGGCAATGTGCGCGTGGCGCAGGGCATTAACTCGATGACCACGACCGACGGCAAGACCAAAACCGAGGACATGCAGTTTATCGAGACGGTCGAGGCGATGGACATGATGCGCGACGACATTACGTCCGTATTCCGTGAGACCTACCTCGGCAACTACCGCAACAGCCGCGACAACCAGATGATGCTGGTGGCCTCGCTCAACAGCAGCTATTTCCGTCAGCTGATGCAGCAGAGCATCCTTGACCCGGACTATGCCAATGCGGCCCGCATCGACACGGACGCGCAGCGTGCCGCGTGGGTGGCATCCGGCAAGAGCGAGGCTGCCGACTGGGACGATGATACCGTCAAGGCCAACCCGTTCAAGCGCACTGTCTATCTGACGGCCAACGTCAAGATTCTCGGCTCGATGACCGACCTCATTTTCCCGATCACCATGGCGTAACTACAACAACAATTAAGGAGGCAAGACCTATGAAGAAGAAACTGCTTGACCTGCTCGCTAAGAAGCGCGGCATTGTAGACCGCATGAGACAGGCGGATGCGGCAGGTGACCAGACCGCATTTGACGCGGCGCTGGCAGAGAACACCGCCGTTGATGCGGAGATTGCCCGCGTAAAGGCAATCATGGAAGCCGAGGAGAATGTACCGGCAGAGCCGGAAGGCGTGCCGACCAGCGGCACCGATCCTCCGGCGGCAGAGCCGGTCAACAGCCGCGAGTGCGTCCATGCCTTTGCGGAGTGCATCCGCGCCCAGGCACGCGGCCAGCGTGCAGCCTTTGAGACCAACGCAGACGTTCTGCGTCGTGCCATGGCAGCCGAAAACGCCGGTGCCATGACCGAGGGTGTCGAGGCAGACGGCGGTCTGCTGGTGCCGCAGGACATCCAGACCCGTATTAACGAGCTGCGCCGCTCTCTGGTGCCGCTGTCCGACCTGTTTGCGGTCGAGAATGTATCGTTCCTGTCTGGCTCGCGCGTGGTAGACACCGCGCCGACCAAGGGCTTCACTAAGATTGCCGAGATGGACGACATTCCGCAGGATGACAAGCCGGCATTTCGCAAGATTGCGTACAAGGTCGAGGACTACGCGCTGATCCTGCCGGTATCCAACGACCTGCTGCGCGACACCGACGAGGCGCTGCTGGCGTATATCTCTCGCTGGCTCGCCAAGAAGCAGATCATCACCGAGAACAATCTGCTTGTCACCAAGCTGGCGGCTCTGGATGAATCTGCGACGGCGGCGACCACCGCCGCTGTGGTGGGCACGCTCAAGAAGCTGCTCAACACCGGCCTTGACCCGGCCATCTCCGCGACGGCGCATTTTGTCACCAATCAGGACGGCTTTAACGCCCTCGATCAGCTGCTCGACGGCAACAAGCGCCCGCTGCTCCAGCCCGACCCGACCGGCTCGACCGGCAAACTGCTGTTTGGCCGCGGCATTACCGTTGTGTCTAACGGCATCCTCAAGACCGCGACCAGCAAGGCGCCGATCTACTTCGGTGATTTTACGCAGTACGCTACTTTGTTCCGCCGTCAGCCGCTTGAGATCGCATCGACCGACATCGGCGGCAACGCATGGAAGACCAACAGCACCGAGGTCCGCGCGATTACTCGTCTGGACGCACAGGTGTTCGACTCTGAGGCCGCTGCTGCGGTATCTCTGACCATTGCGTAAGGACTGACACAAGGGCGGCGCTGCTGCCGCCCTTCCCATTTTTAGAGAGGAGGGCACAGGATGCCTGAATTTAACCCCAATCGCATTATGCACGGCAACGGCGGTCATGCGTGGTTTAACGGCAAAAAGCTGACCACGCTGCAGTCGGTTGAGGCCAAGGTTTCCGGTGATTTTGAGGAGATCAATGTCTGTGGCGATCCGGCTACATATCGCGTTTATAACGGCTACTCGGGCGAAGGCACGCTGACTACGCTCAAGATCGACAGTGATGTGCTGAGCCTGATGTCTGCGGCGTACAAATCCGGCGAGATGCCGACCATCACCATCATCACCAGCCAGACCATGCCGGGCACGAGCAAGGCCGAGCGTGTTGCGTACAGCGACATTACGATTGACGAGTTCACGCTCGCCAAATTTGAGAAGAAGTCCAAGACCGAGGAGGAAATCCCGTTCAAGTTCGGCAACTTCGAGGTTCTGGAGACCCTGTAAGGAGGTGCGGCATGAGATACAGCTTAAACGGGCGCATCGTGGCAGACGATGACGCGCCCGTCCTGCGCTGGTGGGGACTCTCCGCTGTCTGTCCGGCAGACATCCGCCAGGCCATCGCGGAGAACCCTGCGGACGAAGAGTTCACGCTCGAAATCAATTCGCCTGGCGGCTCGGTCTTTGCGGGATTTGAGATGTACAGCGTACTGCGGCGGGCATCGCGAGACGGCGTCCGTATCCGCGCCGAGGTGCAGAGCCTTGCGGGCTCGGCGGCCTCGGTGGCGATGGTGGGCGCGGACACCGTGGCGTGCAGCCCGGTGGCGCAGGTGATGATCCACCTGCCCCTCACCGTCACGGAAGGCAACCAGAACGTACACCGCGAAAGCGTGCAGATGCTGGAGAGCATCACCGAGAGCATCATTGCTGGGTACGAGCGCAAAGTCGCCAATAAAACCAGTCCGGCAGCACTGCGGCGCTTGATGGACAGGGAAACCTTTCTTTCTGCGCGCACGGCGCTTGACGCCGGCCTTGTCGATGAGATCATCGAGGAGCCGCAGAGCGGCGAGCCGGTAGACCCTGCAAACATTTACAATGCAGTCGGCGCGCTGCCCGACATGGACAAGCTGCGCGCGGCGTACAACGCCGCGAAGAGCCAGAGCCAAGAGCCAGAGCCGCAGCCGCCGGTGTCCAATTTGAACACCGCCCGCAAGCGTGCCATCGCCATCGCTGAGGCAGAACTCCGGGCGGTGGTCGTATGATTACCGCCGAGCGGCTGACCGCAATCAAACAATACTGCCGCATTGACTACGATGAGGACGATGCGCAGCTGACCGGCTTTGCGGAGATGGGCGACAGCTATCTCACACAGTGCGGTATCACTCGTGACGGCCACGAGGCGATGTATGACCTTATCGTGCAGGCGATGGTGCTGAACCAGTACGAGGGCAAGTGTGCAGACAATGCAGCCGCCGCCCTGGCTACGGTTCCGCCGCTCGTGCGGCAGTTGGTAAACCAGCTCAAGCTCGTTTGTGCGTTTGGAGGTGCGGGCGATGGCGACACAGGTGCGTGATCTGCGCGACCGCGCCGAAGTATGGCTTGCCGCACCGGTGGAGCAGCCAAACGGCGAGACCGACTACTGCTACACCAAAGCCCGGACAATCTGGGCTGCCGTCAACCCGACAAGCGGGCGCACGGAGACGCTGACCGGTGACGCTGAGCGTGCCGAGATCACGCACCGCGTGGTCTGCCGGAGCGCCAGCCTGCCGGAGCTGTGCCGCGAGATGTACTTTATTATCCGCGGTCAGCGGCTCGATGTGTCGTACTGGCTGCCAATCTATAACCGCCGCGGCTGGGTAGAAATCTACTGCACACTGCGGCAGGGAGAGGTGACACGCGATGGCTCGTGATGGTTTTGATTGCTCGGAGCTGATGGAGTTTGCCGAGCAGCTGGGCGCACAGCCCAAGGAGCTGGAAAAGGTGCAGAAAAAGCTGCTCCGCGATGAGGGCAGCAAGCTGCGCCGCAAGACCGCCCAGCAGGCGCGTGCAACGGTCAACCGCACAGCGGTGCACCGCAAAGAGTATGACCGCGCCGCCGGTCAGTACCACAAGAGCATCAAGCGCGGCAAGGTGTATACCAAGGACGGCCAGATGCGTATCCGCGTGTATTCGGGTGACCCGATCGGCCATCTGGTCGAGCAGGAATGGACACCCAAAGCACGAGACGGCACCCGAGGAAAGAAGCAGCCGGGCCGCGAGGTCTTTGACAAGGCCGCGCAAGGCTTTGATGAGCAGTTTCAGCAGGCCGCCGAGGACGCTCTGGACGAGGTGATTAACAAGCTATGATCCGATGGAAAGAGATAGACGATGCGCTCGGCGCGGTGGTAAGTGCGGCGCTGGGGGCCGCCGACCTGCCTGCCGGGCGTATCCGTGACGATGTTAAGGCTCCGCTGGTGCGGCGCAGTTACCGCATTGACGTTGGTCAGACCGACGGCATGGGCACGGACGACTACGCCGAGACCGGCTGCGACATCGAGATTTATTTTTATCCCGCCGACGGCACGCGCCCGCGGGACGAACTGAACGCCGCCGCTGACGCGATCCGCACGGCGCTGCGGGAGGGCGTGACCGTGCAGGACGTGGTGCTCATCCCGGAGGACGACATCACCTGCGACGCAGACGGCGAGACGCTGACAGTCATGCTGCGGCTCACCTGGATCGAGACCGCCGAGGAGACCGGCGAATTTATGGAGGAAATGGTATATGGATAAAAAGTTACTGGACGCGCTGGCGGCGAAAGCCGAGCAGCGCAAGGCTGACAAAGCCAAGGTCATTCAGTTTAAGGTCGGCGGTCAGCTGCTTGATTTTGTAAAGATCGGGCACACCGCGCAGCTGGACGCTTATGAGGCTTTTCTGGCGGCACGCGACCAGCCGGCGCAGATGCTGAACATCGGCGCACAGCTGATCTACGACTGTTGTCCGGCATTGCAGGACCCGGAGCTGCACACCGCGCTCGGCGTGACCGACCCGTACGACGTTATCTGGGTGCTGATGGATGTCCGCGAGGTCAATGAGCTCGCGGCAGTCCTGTTTACCTGGCTCGGCCTGATTGCCGGTGATGAGGATGAGGACCCGGCAAAAAACTGATTGAGCGCGACCCGGTGCTCGACCTTGCAGCATTTTACGCGGCGCGAGGCATCACGCCGGAGCAAATCCGGCAGATGAGCTACGCAGACCGTGCGGTGCTGCGAGTCGGGCGGGCGCGCTGGTACGAGGATATGATAAACCTGATTGCGGCAGGCATCTGCCGCGCATACGCACCGGAGGAGGGACGGAACAGTGGCTAAAAATAAGGTTATCAACACCGTCCTGACGGTGCAGGATAAACTGTCAGGCGGATTGGTTGAAGCTGCAAAAAACGCTAAAAAGTCAGGCAAAGCTATCGACGGTAGTATGCTCTCCGCTACGCGCAGTGTGGTAGCGTTTAAAAATAAGTCGGTTAAAGCGCTGACGGATACCGCTAAAAAAGGCTTTAACGGGCTTGTAAATATCGCAAAAACGTCAGCACTGGCAATCACTGCGAGCATTACGGGCATTGCTGTTGGATTTGCTGCGTTGGACGGCGCGACCGAGGAATACCGCATAGCGCAGGGCAAACTCAACGCCGGATTTCAGGCAGCGGGCTTTTCCGCCGATGTGGCTCGCAAGAGCTATCGCAATTTTTATGCTATTCTTGGCGATACGGACACCGCGACCGAAGCCTCTCAGCTACTTGCCAACATGGCTAAAACCGAAAAGGATGTAGCTACATGGACACGCATTGCGGCAGGCGTGCACGGCACGTTTGGCGATTCTCTGCCAATCGAGGGATTAGTTGAGTCCGCAAATGAAACCGCACGAACCGGTCAGGTGACAGGCGTTTTTGCGGATGCGCTTAACTGGGTCGGTATTCTGGAGGATGATTTTAACGCCAAGCTGGAGAAAACAACCGATGTCAGCAAACGCAATCAGCTGATCATGGATACGCTCTCCAAGACCTATGACAAGGCCGCTGACAGTTTCTATGCGAACAACCAGCAGGTAGTCAATGCGCGGCGTAATCATGCGACCTTGGACGAGATGCTCGCCAAGGTGGGCGACACCAGCTCCAAGCTGAAAAACCAGCTGTGGGTGCTGGCCGGTGCTGCCGAGGACGGTTCCATCCGCTCTGGCTCGGCGCTGGACTGGATTTACAGAAAAGCTGCAGACCTCTCCACTTGGATCAGTGGACTTGATTTATCCAATCTGCAGGCGCAGGTAGATAAGTATGTTGGTGCAGCAGCGCAAAGAATCGGAGAGTGGCTTGATAAGGTTAAGTCATGGGTGGAAAATGGCGGTCTTACGGTTCTCGCCGATAAACTATCTGACGGCATCCCGAAAGCGGCAGAGCTGGCAAAGGGCGGCATTGACCTGCTGAGCGATGCGCTGGATAAGGCAAAAGATGCCATGCAGTTTTGTAAAGATCATAGCGCGGAATTAAAAACGGTTGTAGGACTACTTGGCATTGCTTTTGGCATGGTTAAGCTGTCCCAGTTTAATACAGGCCTTACGGATGCAATCAGCAATATTGGCGGTTGCATTCAAACTATCGGTACGATGATCGGCGTTACAGGTGCACAGGCTGCAGCAACAGGTGCAGCAACCACAGCGCAGACTGGACTCAATATTGCGATGAATGCAAACCCTATCGGTGTAATCATTCTGGCTATTGAGGCCTTGATTGCCGTCTGGCTTTTGTTTGGTGACAAAATTACGGACACAGCGCAGAGCCTTTGGAACAAGTTTAAGGACGTCAGCATTCGCATTGGCACTGCCTTTTCCGGTGCGTTCAACAAGGTCAAAAATGCCGCTAAGACGGCGCTGGAATGGGTAGCAAGCAAGCTGTCGTGGCTCAATGACAAGATTGAGAGCATTCCTATCCTCGGCAGTCTGTACAAGGGTGCCAAGGGTGTACTGGGCGACGCTATCGAGTGGGTAGACAATGCCACAACGGGCAATCGCTCGGGCACGTCTACCACCGGAACAACCCAGACCAAGACCAACAGCAAAACGACAACCACGGCCGGTCCGGTCAAGACCACGACCTCGACCACTACGACGGTACCTAAGCCGACACCCAGCAGCCTGCTGAGCCTGCCGGGACTCGGCAAGGCAACCGGCACGCCCTACTGGCGTGGCGGCTTTACAAGAGTCAACGAGCGCGGCGGCGAAATCATGAACCTGCCGAGCGGCACGCAGATCATCCCGCATGATGTGTCTGTCAAGGCGGCAGGCGGTCGGAGCGTGACGGTCAACGTCAACATCCAGGGCAACGTGATCGGCAACCGGGAGTATACCGAACAGGTCGGTGAGTACGTCGGCCGCAAGGTGCTGGCGGCGCTCGGCAACACATAAGGAGGTGCGGTAAGTGTACAAGATTATTTTCAGCGTAAACAACAATGAAGAGGTTTGGACGCTGCCGCACTGTCCGCCGGATTTTCCAATTCCACAGCCGGAGCAGCACCACGAGACCTACGAGGGCCTGAGCCGAGACTATCGCCGCATCGGCACGCTCGGTCTGCGGCACATGGAGTGGACGGCGCTGCTTCCGGTGCACCGGTACTCCTTCATGCCGTCCGAGGCGTCTGCGGATGGTTGGGCGTATGTCGATTTCTTCGACCGGTGGCGTGACAAAAAAGTGCCGTTCCGGCTGATCGTGCTCGACAGCAAGGGCGCTTCCCGGCTTAACATGCCGGTGACGGTAGACAGCTTTGACGTCACCGTGCGCCGCAACGGCGATCTGGAGTATTCCATCGCTGTGACAGAATACCGATTTATCACATGAGGAGGTGCGCCGCATGGCGGCAGGCTATGTAGACGAGCACAAGCTCGTCTTGTACCGCGACGGCGCACAGCCGCGCGACATCACCGCATTTGCCAGCGACATGACGCTGACGGATGACCTTGACACACTGGCGGCGGAGCTGACGTTTACGACGTTTATCTCGCCGTGGGACAAGTACACGCCTAAGCTGGCGCTTGCGCCGGGCGACAAGGTGCGCGTGACCAATCAGGGCAAGACCGTGTTCTCGGGCATCATTATCACGGTGACGCTGGACGGCGGTGTTACCGCTTATGACCGCGGCTGGTATCTGAATAAGTCGGAAATCGTGCTGCAGGTCAACAACCTTGCCGCCGATCAGGTCATCCGCAAGGCATGTGCCAAGGCGGGCGTGACAGTCGGCAAGGTGTGCAGCCTGCCGACCAAGATCACGCAGCTGTGGACCGGCTCTACGCCGTCCGACATTATCAGCGATGTGCTGAACACCTGCACGTCTGCGACCGGCAAGCAGTACCGCCACCGCGTGGACGACAGCGGCCTGCAGGTCGAGGCACTGCCGACCGCACCCATCAAGGCATATCACAAGCCGGCGAAAAATATCGCCGCATTTGACATCACATGGGCGCTCGGGAAGGTGAGCGGCGAGGACAGCATTGAGGATACCTACAACGCTGTTGTCATTGCCGCCGAGGACGACGGCAAGGCGTACATCGGCGCACAGGCCAGCAACGCGGCATCCATCAAGCGCTACGGATTTATGCAGCATATCGAAACGGTCACGGAAAATCCCGGCACGGCTGTGCTTGGGCAGATGGTGAAAAATCTGCTGAAAAATGCCGACAAGGTAGGGCAGACCCGCTCCATCTCCGAGATTTGGGGCTGTGATGAGGTGACAAGCGGCGTGGTACTGAGATTTAACTCGCCCGCGTTTGGCATCAAGGGCAACTTCCGTATTACTCGCGTGGAGCATCACTACGGCGGTGCAGGGCACACAATGGCGCTGGAAATCACGGCGCTCGAGCAGGTGCGAGCCGCCGCCGAGGGCAAGACTGACGCGGCAGCCATCAAGGCCGCCAGCACGGACAAGGTGCAGGTGTTCGGCCTGCCGGATCTGTCCGGCGGCAGTGACGGCGGCTCGGGCGGCACGATCGTCAAGGCGTTGTTTACGGCGTACTACCCCGCCAACAACGCTCTGGAGGGCGGTTATCTGGATGCACAGGGCAACAGGCTCGACCCAAGCAAGCACACCTGCGCCGCACCGCCGTCTGTGCCGTTTGGCACCAAGATTACGGTGCGCGACACCGGCACAAGCCTTGACGGTACGACCTTCACGGTCAATGACCGCGGCGGCGCGATCCAGATCGAGAGTGGCGTGTACCACTTTGACCTGCTCATGTCGAGCAACGCCGAGTGCAATCGCTGGGGACGCAAAAACGGCTCTGCGATCATCGGCGGCTCGGGCGACGGCTCGGGCAGTGCGGTGTCGTTTGTCAATACGGCACTGGGCGAGGTCGGCTACAAGGAGTCCGGCAAGGACATCAACAAGTATGGCAAGTGGGCAGGCCATAACGGTGTCGCGTGGTGCGTCTATTTTATTTGCTGGTGTGCGTGCAAATCCGGTGCGCCTATCCCGACAAGCTACGGCTACGTTGGCGATATGACCAGCTATTTCAAGGCACGCGGCAAGTACAAATCGGCTGGCAGTTACAAGCCCAAGGCGGGCGATCTGATGATACAGGGAGACCGTCATATCGGCATTGTAATTTCTGCCGGAGCCTCGTCGTTTGAGACGGTGGAGGGCAACTATTCTAACAGCGTCAAGCGCGTAACGCGCAGCTATGGTGAGGTGTCCGGTTTCTGTACTCCGTGGGGATAATACAAGATATTGTATGCTTGTGGATAAAACTGTGGAAGATGTGGAAAGGAGTGCGTGCCAGTGTCATGGGATACAGAGATGGCTTTGGCCATCAAGAACACCGCGAGAAAAGCGGCAAAGAGCCTACCCAAAGGCTGGTATCGTGCCGAGGTCTTGCAGGTAACTCCCAAGTTGATTTTTTCTGTGGTAAGCAAGGAATTTCAGTTCAGCACGGGAGATGGCCTGATTATGACCGCGACTGCTCGGGCGAAAGAGTGGAAAGTCGGCAATCAGGCGGCAGCCATTCTGCAAGGCAGTGAGCTGTTGGTTTTGGACAGTCTGTAACGGAGGAGGTGCAGCGGATGTTTGACGAGGAGCAGGCGCAGTTTGTCTGCGATTTTTTGGAGTGCCTGACGTGCTCCAGCGGTGTGCCGCTGCGCCTGATGGACTGGCAGCGCAGCATGATAACCGAGTTTTACGGTCAGCTGATCGAGGACGAGGACGACCCGGCAGGCAACTACCTGCGGCGATACCAGTATCTCTATCTGGAGATCGCCAAGAAGAACGGCAAGTCGGAAATCGCTGCAGGTCTGGGTGTGTATCACCTGTTTGCCGACGGCGAGATCAACGGCGAGGTTTACGTTGTAGCGGCTGACCGCGACAACGCGGGCATCGTCTTTGCGGCAGCCAAGTACATGGTCGAGCAGAGTCCGGCGCTGAAAAAGCGCAGCCGCATCGTGGACAGTGTAAAGACCATCTACGACGAGACGAGCGGCTCGAGGCTCAAGGTGCTGTCCAGCGAGGCGTACAGCAAGCACGGTTACAAGCCGAGCTGCGTTATCTTTGACGAGCTGCACGCCCAGCCGAGCCGCGACCTGTGGGATGTTATGACGTTTGGTTCCGGTGACGCTCGCCGTCAGCCGGTGTGGATCGTACTGACGACCGCCGGAGATGACCCCGACCGAAAATCCATCGGCTGGGAAGTACACGAGAAGGCGCTCGCTATCTACCGATGGCGGCGCGGCGCGAGGGATGAGAAAGCCTACGATGACCCTCGGTGGCTGCCAATCATCTACGGCCTCGGACTGATCGAGGACGAGGACGAGCTGAAAGACCTCAACATCTACGACGAGGACCTGTGGCGGCGGTGCAATCCGTCGCTCGGCAAGACGCTCAAGCTGGCTACCATCCGCGCCCAGGCGGCGGACGCCAAGAAGAGCGAGGCCGCCGAGCGGCTGTTCCGTTGGCTCAGGCTTAACCAGTGGATTGCCACGGCGACTGTCGGGTGGATACCGATAACCATTTACGACAAGACGCAATGGAATCCGCCGGACTGCAAGGACTGGCGTGAGGCCGTGCAGCTGCTGCGCGGCAAGACCTGCTACGGCGGCGTTGACCTCTCTAAGAGCACCGACCTTACCGCCTTTGTGCTGGTGTTTCCGCCGCAGGAGGGTCTGGACAGGTGGGTGGCTCTGCCTACCGGGTGGATGCCGCTTGACGGCATTGACGCACGCGAGCGCGAAGATCATGTGCCGTACCGCGACTGGATACGCGCAGGATTCTTACACGGCTGTGAGGGCGATATCATCGACTTTGAGGCTGTGGCTGACGCTGTGGTGCGGGCCGCACAGGATTACGACCTGCGCATGGTCGGCTTTGACCCGTATCTGGGTGTGACCGTGATGCAGAACATCCGCGAGCGGCTTGCCGGTACGGTGACCGAGGTTGTCGAGATACCGCAGGGTATCCGGTCCATCTCGCCGCCGATGAAGGAGCTGGAGCGGCTCATCCGAGCGCATGAGATGCTGCATGTGCACAACACGGCGGCACGGCAGTGTTTTCTCAATCTGCGGTGCGTCAGTGATGACAATGAGAATATCAAGCCAACCAAAAAGCGGAGCCGCGGACGCATTGATATCACGGTGGCGTGGATCATCGCGTTTGCGACGGCGATGCTGCAGCCTGCACCGACGCTGGCGGACAGCGTGGCGGCTGCGGATTGGCACATGTGAGTTTAGGAGGTGTCGGCTATGGCCGATGTGTTTCCGGTTATCCCGGAGGAGCTGCCCGCGCAGGTTGCGGAGAGCATCGGGCGGTCTCCGGCGTTTGTCTTCCACGAGGACGGACGCTCGGGCAGTTTCCCACTGGTTGACGGCGCTCTGGTGGAGCGGCAGGGCGTGGAGGCGGTCAAGCAGTGGCTTGAGCTTATGCTCCGGCAAAAGCCTGGTGCGATTCCAATCTACCGGACGAGCGGCACGACCCAGCCGGGCGTGGAGGCGGCAAGCCTTGACCGCAGAGTGCCGGAGGGGTGGATTTTTGCCGAGATCGAGCGCAACGTGCGGGAGACCGCTGCGTTCTGTCCGGCTATCCGGTCGCTTGACAGTTTTAAGTTTACGCGCGTGCGGCGCGGCGTGGAGGTACGCTTCACGGTCCGCCTGCACAGCGGAGAGAGTGAGGAGGTGACGACGTATGTCAGCGAGTGAGATTTTAGACGAGATGCTTGCGGCAATGCCGGAAAGCTATCAGAAAACCATCGGTTTCCCGACCTATGACCTGCTGGCGGCGGTGTCGCTCCGCATGGAGGGCACGGACGATGCCATCGACGAGGCCAAACAGCAGCTCGACCCGGAAAACCTGCACGACAGCGCTCTTGACCGTTACATCTATCCGCGCTCCGGCCTGGAGCGCAAGGCGGCGACCTTTGCGCACGGCAGCCTGACCGTCACCGGCACAGGCACGGTCGAGCAGGGCACGCTGTTCGAGAGCGGCGGCGGTGTTCAGTATTATGCGACAGAGACCGTAGCCATTGAGGGCGAGGGTACTGTACCGGTCACCTGCACGGTGGACGGCACGGCAGGCAATCTGCCCGCGCACAGCGTGACGCAGATGCCGGTGGCAGTGCAGGGCATTGCCTCGTGTGATAACCCTGAACCGATTGGCGGCGGTTATGCCGAGGAGAGCGATGCGGAGTATTACGCGCGGTATCTGCTGCGGCTGCGGACTCTGGCGACCTCCGGCAACGTATACCACTATCAGCAGTGGGCGCTCGAGTGCTCGGGCGTGGGGCACGTCAAGGTCTTTCCGCAGGCGCGCGGCGCGTATACCGTGGACGTGGTCATTGTGGACAGCGCGGGACAGCCTGCGAGCGAGGAGCTGGTGCAGGCGGTGCAGGCGTACATTGACCCCGAGAGCGAGGGAGCCGGAAGGGGGCAGGCGCCGATCGGCGCGCAGTGCTTTGTGTCGGCGGCGGCGGAGAAGAAGATCGCCATTTCCTGCAAGGTGTTCAAATCGAACACCGCAGAGGCGGACAGCGTGACGGCGGCAGTCAAAGCGGCGGTCGCGGCGTATCTCGCCGGGACGGTGTTCGTGCAGGATTACGTTTCTTACGCGCAGATCGCGGCGGCTATCCTGTCGGCCGACGGCGTGGTGGACTTTGAGGGCCTGGCGGTCGGCGGCGGCACAGCCAACATCGCGGTCGGTGAGCGCGAGTGCCCGGTGCTGGGAGAGGTGAGCATCGCCTATGTATGAGGATATGCTGATAAGCCTGCCGACGGCTTACCGCAAAGACCGGTGGGTGCGCGACCTGCTGGAGGCCATCCGCGGGCTGGATGAGAGCCAGCGCACGGAGATGCTGGACGCGGCGGCGCAGCTCTTTCCGGCCAGCATGACGTGGCTGCTGGAGACCGAGGAACGGGCGGTCAACCTGCCGTCAACCGGCACGCTGGAAGAGCGCCGCACGGCACTGATCGCACGCTGGCGCGGTGCCGGCAAGTGTGACGTGGAGCGCATCCAGAGCGTGTGTGACTCGTGGCGCAACGGCGAGATCTCCGTCGGCTTTGCAAAGGGCGTGATTGTGCTGACGTTTGTAGGCGCGTATGGTATGCCTGACAACACAGCGTTGGCGGCACTTAGGGATGCGATTGAGCAGACTGTGCCGTGTCATCTGGCGGTCAAGTATTTGTGGCGCTGGCTGCTGGTGCGTGAGGTATCTGCTATGACGGTCGATGAGCTGCAAAGGCACCGTATCAGCGATTTTGCCTTCTGAGGAGTGATATATTGAGTACAAAAACCAAAAATTTGGAGCTGTTTAAGTATGATCCAGCGGCAGACGGCGCAAACACGTTTAACATCGATCAGGCGTTGAATGGCAACTGGGACAAGCTGGACAACGAAGTTGCAGCCCGCGTGAAAACCGCTGAACTTGCAGCAGAGGTGAAAAAGGTTGCCAAGGACGGCGGTCTGACTGCCTCTGATCTGGGCGCGGTATCGGCGGCGGATAAGGGCAAGGCTGACGGCATTGCAGGTCTGGGCGCTGACGGCAAGGTGCCAGCAGCACAGCTGCCGGAGATGAATTACGAGGGCAAGGGCGCCGTAGATACGCATAATACGAGCGCAAGCGCGCACAGTGCGCTGTTTGCGGCAAAGCAGAACAAGATCAAGGGAAAGAAGGGAAAGTACCTCGGTTTTACGGCTGATAATACCGTGGGCGAGGTAGACGCACCAACATCCGGCGGCAGCCGGATTACGCTGACGTTTGCGGCTGATTTTGTCGGGCAGGCGTGGACACTCAAGGGCGGCGGGGAAACCTACACCGGCACGGTAGACAGCAGCAAGACGGCAACTGTAAGCGTGCTCGGCATCAATACCACCTACACACTGAGCGCTGCACTGTCCGGTACGACGTATACAACCGAGGTTGCAACCAAGGCATATTACACGGCGCTGAGTGTCAATCTTGAGAAATTCCAGAGTACGATTACCGTAACCGTAGATAGCGGTTCGACGGTTACGGCTACACTGGGCAGTACGGTATTGACCAAGACGAGCACCGGCACGGCGGTATTTACCGTCGGTAAGGCGGGCACATGGGCAATCAAGGCTACCAAGGGTGACCAGACCGCAGAGGGCACGGTAAGCATTACCGCCAGTGGTCAGAGCAAGAGCCTGACGCTGATCTACGCTAACGTGTTCGGTGTTTGCTGGGATACGAGTAATTCGAGCACGGCGTTGACGCGCTTAACTCCGAGCACTGACCCTTACGGATTGGTTACGCGGTCGGTGACGACTGAGCCAATTCCAGCTGTCGGAACTGGCTCTGGAAGCAGCTTGTTTGACAGCTATGCGCCGTGGAACGGAATGAAGGAATGCAATCTCAACTCTTCTGGCGCAGTAACCGCATGGAAGGGAAACAGCGCGTTTACTCGTAGAAGTGATTATACCATGGTGTTTATCCCTGCTTTTTACGTTGCTGCTAAGAGAAACGGCACGAAGCAGTATTTCTACGTTTCGGACAATCCGAAAACTGGTATGACGAAACACCCGGGCAGTGGAAAATATATCGGCAGGTATACTTCTAATGGTGAATATGGTGGAGGTTCGACTGGCAGCACACCGCGGGTAAATATTTCGCGAGCAGGCTTCCGGGACTTGGTGAAAAGCGGAATTACCAACGGAGCATTTAACAGCAAATTCCATCTGTACGACTTCGCAACTTACTGCGCAATTATCTTTCTGTATGTTGTGGAATTCGCTGATTGGAACTGTCAGAGTAAAATCGGGCGCGGTTATGTGGATTACAATTATGCAATCAATTCTGGTGCCACAGACACCATGACATTCCACACCGGACTCCGCAATAACGCAGTCCAGTACCGCTGGATCGAAAACCTCTGGGGCAACGTATACCAGTGGGTAGACGGCTTTAACGCCAACGGTACAACGGCGTACTACTGCACCGACCCGAGCAAGTACGCGGACGATACTGCAACCGGCTATACCAAAATCGGTACGCTTCCCGGCTCTGGTTGGATTAAGGACTTGACCGTTACCGATAATGGTCTACTCATTCCGAAAACGTCTGGCGGTTCGGAAACAACGTACATTCCAGATTATGCGAACTCGTCTTCCGGTTGGCGCGTGCTGTATGTTGGTGGCGATTGGTGCGGTGGCTCGTCTGCAGGTCTGTTGTGCTTCAATGCGAACTACACCTCTTCGAATTCGAACTCGGACATCTCCGCGCGTCTCCTGTGCGAGGCGTAGCCGCGCAATCCCCTCCGGGGGTCCGGGGGTCGCAACCCCCGGCATGTTTCAAAGTGTAAATTTTAAGTGAATAAGGGACTGTCTGCGCGTCGTGGAGCACGTGCTGTATGTTGGTGGCAATTGGAGCAATGGCTCGAATGCAGGTCTGTTGTACTTCAATGCGAACAACACCTCTTCGAATTCGAACTCGAACATCTCCGCGCGTCTACTTAGCAACTCAATTATCATTGCGCAGGCTTTTCCTCACCCCTTGGTGAAAATCATGCCCAGAGGACGGGAGTTAGTAGGTTACTCGAATACTCTCGCAGGCAATAAGGATGTGATAACAATCCCTAAAAGAGTTGGATTCCTCTACGAAAAGATGCTCGACAGAGCATTTATAACAGAAACAATACGGCTTGCCGCAAACGGCAAGAAAAATCGTCGCAGCGTCCGACGTGTACTGGCGAACATTGACGCATACGCCGAAAAGCTGCTGGTCATGCTGCGGACGGACAGCTTCATACCGACAAAACCGAAGGTCAAGCGCGTGTACGACGTATCAAGCCGCAAATGGCGTGATATTAAGGTTGTACCGTTCTACCCGGACGGCTGTGTGCATTGGCTTTGCGTCCGTGCTATGCAGCCGGTTTTGATGCGCGGTATGCACCATTGGTCATGTGCAAGCATTCCTGGGCGCGGCGGTGCTCGTGCTATGCGGCAGATTACGCACATGGTACAGCGCAGACCAAAGGACAGCCGGTATTGTGCGCAGATGGACGTTCGCAAGTTCTACGATAGTATTCCACCGGACGGTATCCGTCGGGCGCTGGAACGCAAGATCAAGGACAAGCGGTTTGTTAATCTGGTAATGCGCATCATTGCTGACGGTCTGGCGATTGGCTACTATATCTGTCAGTGGCTTGCGAATTACTATCTGGAAACACTTGACCGCGTGCTGTGTAGCTGCAAGGGCGTTGTCTGTGAAGTGCGCTACATGGACAACGTGACAATCTTTGGACGCTCCAAAAGAGCACTGCATAAGGCTGTCAAGGTGGCAGAACAGCACCTGAGAACACTTGGTCTGACGCTCAAGAATGACTGGCAAGTGTACCCGATCAGGAAGCGCAAGGTTGATGCTGTCGGGTATAAGTTTGGTCGCAATGTAGTCGTACTGCGCAAGCACAGCCTGCTGCGGACACTGCGACAGCTTAGACGAGCGGCAAAGCGGGAACGTGTGTCGGCAAAGATGGCACAAGCATTGCTTAGTCGACTTGGGCGGCTGAAATGGTGTGCCAGCAAAACGATAATGGTTAAATATGTGCGTCCAGTGGGCGTGCAGAATTTGAAAGGAGTGGTACGAATTGAGAGTGCACGGAGATGTCAAACCGCCTGAGGTTGCGGCAGGCAGTATACCAAACAAGCCCGGCAGGGCATGGGTACGCTTTACCCAGAATGCCAAGCAGGAGAAGGGCAAGGACGGTCACACCGGCTGGGTGTATGACGAGTACACGACCGAGGTCGAGGACACGCCCGCGCTGCTGGATGAGGTAAAAGCAAACCGCGAAGCCCTGCTGATGGAGGCCAAGGCGAACGAGAAAAGCAAGGCGGAAATCGTGGCAGAAAACGAAGAACTGCAAGCGCAGAACGCAACGCTCAGACAGCAGGTGGCTGCGCTGACAGATCAGCAGTCTTTTTACGAGGACTGCATTGCAGAGATGGCGCAAGTCGTCTATGCGTAAGTTTATCAACAACATTCGAGAACGTTTTGAAAGGACGGTTATTATGATGGCAATGTTATTTGCGCAGCGCGTAATCCTCGGCAAGTGTGAGTTTGAGCAGGTTCCCACAAAGCTGAAAAAGCAGGTAGCGGAAATCCTGATTGATGAGTGCGGTATGCCGGAGCTTGTGCCGGCTGAGTTCGGCGGCACGAAGGATGCTGTAAGTGAGTGACGCACAACTGATTGACGAGCTGTGCGGTATCTGCGCACAGCTTGCGGAAATCGTGCGGCGGCAAAGTGAAATGCTCGCACAGGATAAGGCAGTTGAGGACGCACTCGGGCGTCTGGATGCAATCGTAAAGTAAAGGAGCAGAACTATGTACGAATCGAATATCTACATCAAGAACTACGCAGAAGTGAAGAAGTACCACGGAGACATGGGCGTGCAGCTCGATAAGTTCGATGACGCCCACAACCTCAAGCATGACGCGCTCGCGCGTGCGCAGTACAAGCACTGGCGCGCACAGCAGACCGGTGTGCCTGAACTTCTCAGCGTTGAGGATAAGCGCCTGCTGGGGCTGTAAACAACAAAAAACCGCCTGAAAAGGCGGTTCGTTGACAGGGTTCGGCGGTGTATGCTATAATACAGGCGGACGCTGTTACATATGGCGGTCAGACCTTCTGTTCCTTTCCCGCAGTCTGCGGCAGGAAGGAGGTGGCGCGAATGCAGAAGAAAGCATTTAGGCTTTTTATGTGTGCGGTCATTGTACTGTACATTTTCTGTATAAAAGCGCGATGACCGCTCGTCTGATCCACGAACGGTCATCTAAATGAACGGTCTATAGGGTCTGACTGCTGTAACAGCGTTCCCTTTGCTTATATTATAGCATATGCTCCGGCTTTGTCAAGAACGACAGGGACGGGGCATTTTTATGCCTCGGGGAAAGAGGTTATATGGATAATCCCATCACTCGTGCCGAGCACGAAGAGTTTCGCCGACGGCTCGAAGAAGAAAATCGTCGGCAGGACAAGCGCATTGAGCTGTTGGAGGATAATATGCGCGAGCTGAACCAGCTGACCGCCTCGGTCGGCAAGCTGGCAACCTCGGTTGAGAGCATGGTCAAGGAGCAGGAAAAGCAGGGCAAGCGCCTTGAAACGCTCGAGGACCGCGACGGCGCGATGTGGCGCAAGGTTGTGGCCTACGGCGCTACGGCTGTGATCGGTATCGTTATCGGCTACATTGCTCGGCAGATCGGCTTGAACTGAGAAAGAGAGGTACTTATGAACTGGAAAATCAGAATCAAGAACCCGGTGTTCTGGGTGCAGATCGCCCTTGGTGCGTTCGCAACGGCGCTGGCCTATGCCGGCCTGACCGCCGCGGACATGACCACCTGGGCGGGCGTATGGCAGATTATCAAGGCCACGGCGGCAAACCCGTACTGCCTGTTTTTGATTGCCTGCAACGTGTGGTCGGCACTTAATGACCCGACCACCAGCGGTCTGACGGACTCGGATCGCGCTAAGTCGTACACTGCGCCGCTGGAAAAGTGAGGTGCGCTATGACGAATATTCCGTTTCTGCAGGCTGACTCGAGCAATTTCTATTCTGGCCGAGGCGGCAACAGTATCAAGTATATTGTCGTACACTATACGGCCGGTAACGGTGATACCGCCATGAATAATGCGCAGTATTTCCACAACAACAGCGGCTTGCAGGCGTCGGCGCATTATTTTGTCGATGAGCACAGTGTTGTGCAGTCTGTCCGCGATACAGACGGTGCATGGCACTGCGGCGGTCCGTTGGAAAGCTCGCATCACCCGCTGCACAATATCTGTATGAACCGCAACAGTCTGGGTGTGGAGATGTGCTCGGACAAGGTAAACGGCAAGTACGTTATTACCGCCCAGACGGTAGACCGCACGGTTGAGCTGGTGCGCTGGCTGATGGACAAGTACGGCATCGACGTGGATCATGTTGTGCGCCATTATGACGTAACGGGTAAGGACTGCCCGGAGCCGTGGGTGCGTGATGAGAGCCTGTGGCGCAAGTTTAAGGCGCGGCTGACCGCGCCGGTTGAACCCGAACCGAAGAAGGAGGACGACGAAGTGGTAGAAAAGAAAAAGGTCCTGCTCAACGGCAAGACCTACGAGTGCGACGTCATTACAAAGGACGTCACTAACTATATCAAGATGAGATCGCTCCAGCAGGCGGGCTTTATGATCGGGTATGACGCTGTTCGCAAGGTTCCGAGCATCACCGCACCGCAGTGCCGCACATTTGTCCCGGACGGCGATGAGGCTGTACAGGCCGCAGTTGATACGCTGCGGGAAACCGCAGGTCTGGAAGATAAGACGATCGAGTATCTGCTCCGCTATCAGTGGGGCGAGGACCTCGTGAAGAAGCTGGCAGCCGCAGTTAAGTAAATAGTAAGGCCCTCGGTGTTCGATTTGGACACCGAGGGCCTGTTGTTATTCAGTTGGTTTTGGAGTATTGCCATCAAAAATCACATGAGCAAACCGAAAACGCTGTGTGACATTCGGATACTTCTTGTGATCTACCTCTGATGCAAACATATCGTATGGCCGTGCATAGATTTTGAAATCATCATAGAGAGCCTGATAAATTACCAAAGGCTCACTGGTTTCTGTATGCGTGGCAATGGC